AATGGTTTTCAATCTGCTATTAGACAAGATGATAAGATAAAAGAATTTGTTTTAAGAAGTGGTGTAACTATGCAAGGGCATATTACTGGAAAGAATAAGCATGACCCTATGTATGGTGTAGGTGCTATGGCAGGATTATTTGAAAATCATAAAATTAATCTACCGACAGGAAATTCTGAAAGTCTTGCTAAAGTTAATGCTTATAGAACACAGCTGTTATATTTTGATGGAAAGCCTGTTTCACAGCGAAACAAGGAAAAAACTGATATAGTTATGGCAGGATGGTTTCCAATGAAAGTATTCAGAAGAATGAATAAAGAACAACTTGCCGAGATGGGTTTAGACTACGAAGCTAGTTATACCGATTTTGGGGCAACAGATTATAATGAGGCACCGTGGGGATAGAAAATTTAGATATTAAGAACTATAAAGAGATAGTTGATAACGCAACTCAACTTGTTAGTGGAAAGCCAACTAAACATAGGCAAGTACAGAAAGCAAGAATAAAAGCAATACTTAATGGTGGTGCAGATGGTATGAAGGCTTTACTTGGAAACAAGATGGAAACTACAGATGCAGACCTCTTACCTGCTCCTAATATGCTTCAATCTGGTATTGATAGATTAGCTCAAAAGATTTCAGGTGTTCCTCAAGTTAGAGTAGATATTTTAAATCATAATACATCTGATAGAGCAAAAGTAAGAGCAGAGAAACTAGAACGTATTGTTACAAGTTATGATGAACATCAAAATTTAAATTTACAATTAGCTCAGGTTGCTAGATGGTTACCAGGGTACGGATATGCTGCTTGGATAATAACGACAAGAACTGATAAAAATGGTTATATATACCCAACAGCAGAACTCCGTGACCCTTACGATACCTTCCCTGGCAACTTTGGTCCAGACCAAGAGCCTAGAGAGCTAGCTGTTTTAAGAAGAGTACCTAGATATAAACTCGCTCAGATTTATTCAGAGTTTTCTCAAGAGATTTTAAATCCAGATGAAAGTGAACAACAAGAAGCAGCTTTTGGTCCTGGTGGTATTGGTCAATCATATGAGAATGACAAGCAAAATAATTGGGAAGATAATACAGGTCAAGGTGTTCGTATAATTGAATACTATGACCAAGGTGGAACTTATATAGTTTTCCCTGAAAAGAATATGATTCTTGATTTCATACCTAACTTCTTGAGTACTCCTCCATTTGTATTTATGAAGAGAGTTTCTTTTGATGAACTAAAAGGTCAGTATGACCATGTTATAGGTTTGATGGCTATGATGGCAAAGATTAATATCATGTCAGCAATAGCTATGGAAGATTCAGTATTTACTGAAACTAACATATCTGGTGAACTTGAATCAGGACAGTATAGAAAAGGTAGATTTGCAATAAACTATCTTGCTCCTGGTACTCAAGTATCTAAACCACAGAACAATGTTCCTTATCAATTATTCCAGCAAGTAGATAGATTAGAGAGACAATTGAGAATGGTTGGAGGTTACCCAGTAACTGATGACTCTCAATCTCCTAACTCTTTCGTTACTGGTGCTGGACTTAGTGAATTGAATAGCACTATGTCATTAATGATTAATGAATATAGAGAAATCATTAAACATGGTTTACAAAAGATGGACGAGAAAAGATTAGAACTTGATGTTCTACTCGGAGTTCAATTCCCTGAGTTAAATAAAAAACCTATAGCAGGTTTTTATGCAGGTACAGCTTTTTCAGAAAATTATTCTGCTAACGGAGATATTGGTGGAGATTATAGAACTAGAAGAATCTATGGTGTTATGGCAGGATTTGATGAGCCACAAAAGATTGTTACTGGTTTGCAATTGTTACAAGCAGGTGTTATAGACGTAGAGACCTTACAAGATAATATTGATGGTCTTGATAATATAGCTAAAGTACAAGAACGTATTAGAAAGAATAAAGCTGAGAATGTTTTATTTGAATCTGTTCTTGCTAGGTCAGCTCAAGGAGACCCTTCAGCTACTATGGCAGTAATAGCAATTTATGAATATCCATCAGAAATGACTGATATATTGAGAATGTTCTATACTCCTCAAGAACCACAAATGTCTCCCGAAGAGGAAGCTATGATACAACAACAACAAATGGCAATGGAAGGACCTGGACAACCTCCTTCAGTATCACAAGCATTAGGTGGTTTCTAATGAAAAAAGATGATTTAACATTCTGGAATATTATTGATGAAGAATTTGGAACTTACGATGTTTTAGATGAAGCTTCATTTAATAATATGTTCACAGTAATACAACCAGTACCTGGAGTAATAATTATGATAAATGAGGATATACATGGCCAAGAAACGTGGTAGAGGTGGTTATAGAAAACCAACACCTACAAGAAAAAATGCAGTTAGTGGACCTGGAGCTTTAAGCCAGAGAACTGACGGTGCTCAACCTGTAATGCGTTTACCCGATGCAAAATATGGTGAAAGTAAAGATTTTGAACAACAACAGCAAGCTGCTCCTTTAGGAGATTCAGGTGGTGCTAACTCACCATTACCTATGGGTGGACCTGTAGCAGGACCTAATGTTTTTGGTCCAACAGATATTCCAGGACAACCTCCAACAGAAGGTATTCCTTTTGGTGCTGGTGCTCCTCCGATGCAAGATATGACAAATAATGTTGATATATTATTATCAGCAATGTATGCAGAGAACCCACATCCATTAATAGCACAGTTAATTAATGGAAGAAGTAGATAATGTGGATAGGTCCTAAAGAAGAAGAAGCTGTAATTAAAACAAGTCAAGCAGAAGCTAGACTTTTTAATGATTATAGAAAGTTATTTAGAGATAATCCTCAAAAAATAGATTACGCTTTAGCTCATACATCTGCTAATCCAATACTAAGTGCAGAATATATTACAGCATTATCAATGTTAGAAGTTGACCCATTAGCTGATGCAGTACAAGAACTATGTGATGAATATCAAACTGAATATGTAATACAACAATGTGAACAATGGCAGAATGTTAATCAAAAATATGGTGGAGAAAAAATAGCTGATGATATGGTTTTAGGTATTACTGATGTAGCTACAGGACAATCACAATTAGGAGTTTGGGGTTTTGCTGCACTTGACGGTATTAGAGAAAGTTGGAATAAATGGAATCCACTTCCAACAAGTGACTCTTATGTAGGTGACCCAACAGATGGGGATTATTATGAACCTAGAAGCATGGGTCGTATTTGGAGATATTATGAAGATTTAAGAAGATATGATGAATTATTAGAAGCTGGAGTCTCACCAGAAATAGCACAACTTAATATTGCTGCAGTAGTTAGAGGTACACAAGTTGCTGGAATAGGTACAAAACAAGGAACAAATGAATGGAGAGAAGTATTAGATTCATTTAAAGAAGCTGTTGATATGGCAGGAGAAAACTATGGTTGGACAGCTGCTAAAAAAGTTATGAGAGGTGAAAAATTAAATTATGATAGAGAAAGAAAATTATTCTTTGAAAGTCTTTTTGCTGAAGAAGACCCTAGATATCATGAATTATTAAAAATCCATAATGGTGATGAAAAGAAAGCAAAAGCAATATATTACGAAAATGTTGGTACTCCAATAAAAAGAAGAGATGAAGGTGGAGAATTAAATTATCTTAGTATTGAACATCCTAATAAAATTGCATTTTTTGCAGATAGAAGAACTAATGGAAATAATAATAATATTTTAGAATACGCAGAAATAGAAAGACAAAAAGATTCTGAAATACTACCTTATTCTTTTGGAAGATACGAATCCTCCCAGGTATTTCAACCTGGTACTAAAGCATTCCAAAATGCATCTGGTTTATTAGATTTTACTTCTGCTCTACCAGCTGAATATATTACAGGTGGAATATTATCTATAGGAAAAATTGTTAAAGGAGCTAGAAGCGTAGATTCAATTAGTCAAATGTATAGAATTAAAAAAGCTGCTGGAGGAAGATTCTTAGGAAATAAAGCAGAAGCTCTTAAATATCAAGATGAATTATTAGCAGCTAAAGACCCTAGTGCTTTAAATAACTTAGTTGATGACATATCAGGAGAAGCTAAAAAGATATGGAATCCAAAAGTTAAGAAACAATTTAAAACTGATAAAAAACTTTTAAGAAGAAATGGAATAGTTGGTGGATATAGACCTGCAGTAATGAGACAGGGGCCTGGCAAAGTAACTGCATTACCTGAATCAGTTATGTTATTTAAAGCATTAGCAAAAGAAAAAAGTAAAATGAGATTAATATCTAATCCTTCATTAGAAAAAATGGGTATGCCACCAGAAGTATGGCAATGGGTAGCTAGACAATCTGACTGGACTAAAATACAAAAATTATTTAAAGAAATAATGACTGATGGAATAACAGAAGTACCACGTGTTGGTGGAATATCTACTAAGAAACTAGGCCAAGTTGTTACTTTGCAATCACTACCTAAAGGTCAAAGATATTTAACAGGAAGAGCTGTAAGAGCTGTAACTGGAAATGAAGATTTTGCAATGAGAAGTATGGGAGGTGTTGTAGGTGGTTTAACAGCTAAAGGATTAACAGGTGCAGCTAAATTTACTAGAAATACTTTAAGAATGATTAAACATGGAGACCCTGCTGTAGTTAGTGCTTCAAGATTACAGCCATGGAAAAAAACTAAAGGTTTAGTAGATGGAGAGTTTGATACTTGGGAAGTTATTAAAGCTATGTCTGATACTGGTGCTACTGACCTTGAAAAGATATTAGGTTTTAGTTCTAACTTTAGAGCGGGAATGGACCCTTCTATTAGGAGAATGTTACAAGTAATACCTGAAGGTGGATTATCTTTATTAAATAAAAGACAAGCTACTGCACAACTTATTAGACATTTACAACAAAATCAATATGAGATTGGAGTAGCAGATAAGATTTTGGATAATTGGTTTGCTATAGGTGACGATGATATTACTGGAATGAAGAAATTTGCAGTTGACCAAATGTCAAGAGATGTCAATTTAGTATATAGAGAACAAGGTGAGAAAAAAGGTAAAGTTATAAAAGATTATGTAAATACACTTTTATCTGATGATGGATTAATTCAAAGTTATTTCAAAAGTAATGGACCAGATTTAGAGACTCATCATATGCCTTTCCCAGGAGCAAAATATGAAGAAGTTATATTAGACCTTCCTGGTGTAGGAAAACAAGTAATACAAATGCCTACAATGCATATAATGTCAGAAGGTGCAGATAATTATGCACCATTGTTAAATCACAGAATGAGAACAAGAGCCTTAAGTCCTATATTTGATGTAATGCCTGAATTTGATAATTTACATTTTGGTGACACACTAAAGCATACAGTAAAAAATATAGGAAAATATTGGAAAGGTTCTGATGATTTTAGTGGATTTATTGCT